CAGTCGAGGTCTGGTACGACTCTGGCGCCGCCGACTTCCCTATGACCCGCATTCAAGGCGCTTTCAATGAGATTGGCTGCGCTGCAACCTTCTCTGTTGCCAAGCTGGACAACGGCATCTTCTGGCTAGGCGCAGATGCGCGAGGCCAAGGCATCGTCTACCGGGCCAATGGCTACACCGGCACTCGGGTTAGCACCCATGCTATTGAGTTTGCCATTGCCCAGTACGGCGACATTTCTGACGCTATTGCCTACACTTACCAGCAAGAAGGCCATGCTTTCTACGTCCTGACATTTCCCACCGGCAACGCCACCTGGGTCTACGATGTGTCTACGCAGGCGTGGCACGAACGGGCTGGGTTTGACAACGGCCTGTTCATGCGCCACAGGTCAAACTGCCAGATAGCGTTCAACAGCCAAATTGTGGTTGGTGACTACGTTAACGGCAACATCTACGCCTTTGACTTGGATGTGTACGCTGACAACGGCGGCATCCAAAAGTGGCTACGCTCATGGAGGGCGTTGCCGTCAGGCCAGAACAATCTCAAGCGCACAGCCCACCACACCTTGCAACTTGACGCTGAAACAGGCGTAGGGCTGGGCGTTACACCAGAGCAAACTGCTGACGGCATCCTTACCGAGTCGGCAAACGTCCCACCAGCAGGGCCAAGCTACCAACTGATTGCTGAGTTTGATTGGGAATATCTGGCAACTGAGTCGGGCCTTGAAATCATTACTGAACCGTCTTTGGGCTTGCCGGGTGAGAACTTGGTGACTTTTGCCTACACCGGCCCAGACATTGACGGCGCGGATATTGTCACCGAGTCATTCCTAGCCACACCAGGCTACGACCCGCAAGTTATGCTGCGCTGGAGCGACGATAGCGGTCACACCTGGTCAAGTGAGCATTGGACTAGCATGGGCAAGATTGGTGAGTTTGGGTATCGCACGTTCTGGCGGCGGCTTGGTTCGTCTAGGGATCGGGTCTACGAGGTCAGCGGTACTGACCCAGTAAAGATCGCCATTATGGGTGCTGAGTTGGTGTTGAGTCCAACGTCAAGTTGATATGGCAGACATTACCCAAATCCCTGCGCCTCGGGTTGCTTTTACCCAAGACGGGCAGATTACGACCCAATGGTTTCGTTGGCTCAACAACGTCTATACCATCACCGGCTCTGGCCTCGGCATCACGCCAGTAATCAACGGCGGCACGGGGTTAGGCACTATTCCGACCAACGGCCAACTGCTGATTGGCAACGGCACGGGCTACACGCTTAACACCTTGACGGCTGGCGCTGGCATTACCGTGACCAACGGCGCTGGGACGATTACCGTGGCATCCAGCGGTCTGTTAAGTTTTAGCGCAGGCACAACTGGGTTTACGCCCAGCAGCCCAACAACTGGTGCGGTGGTGCTGGCAGGCACATTGGTAATAGCAAACGGCGGCACTGGCGCTACGACAGCCGCAGCAGCCCGAGCCAACCTGGGTGCGGGAACGGTGACCAGCGTAGGCGGCACGGGTACGGTCAACGGCATCACATTGACAGGCACAGTCACCACAGCAGGCAACCTAACCCTTGGCGGTGCGCTGAGTGGGGTGAGTCTGACTACGCAAGTCAGTGGCATCCTGCCCATAGCCAATGGCGGTACGGGAACAACGTCTACGACTTTTGCTAGTCTAACAACCAACGTGTCTGGTATCCTGCCCATAGCCAACGGCGGGACAGGCACTTCCACTGCTGGCGTTAGCGCCACCATCGTGACTGCTAAACTGACCGCACTCGGCGCAAACGGCAGCATGACTTTTACAAACGGTTTGCTTACAGCGCAGACTCCTGCGACTTAGGTTAGGTAACAAGGAGAACGATTATGGGTTGGGGTCAACTATTAGGCGCTGCGGCGGGATATTTTCTTGGCGGTGAGTCAGCGGCAGGCACTGCTCTGGGCGCTGCCCTTGGCGGTGGTCTTGATGAGGCTACCGGCGGCGGGGCAACGGGTGCTATTCAACAAGCTACCAATGCAGCCAACGCTCAATCTTCCGAAGCATTGGCACTGCAAAGGCGGATGTACGAGGAAGGCGTTGCTAGACAACAACCAAGACTGGCAGCAGGCACCAACGCACTAGCGCAAATGCAGAGTGGCGCGTTTGCACAACCAGCGGCGTTTAGGTTTGGCGCAAGTGACTACCAAGCTGACCCAGGCTATGCGTTTAGGCTTGCAGAAGGCCAAAGGGCAATTGACCGACAAGCAGCAGCCCGTGGCGGTCTGATCTCTGGCGGTGCTTTACGAGCAGCTACGCGCTATGGGCAGGACATGGGATCGCAAGAATACGGCAACGCCTACAACCGCGCTTTAACAGGCTACAACGCTGACGTAGCGCGTTCCAACACTGGCTACAACCGTTTGGCGGGGCTTGCTGATGTAGGCCAAACAGCAAGCACTCAAATCGGCACTGCCGGTCAAAACTACGCGACTAACGCTGGGAATTTAATGACCAACCAAGGCTATAACACTGGCAACGCTATGCTAGCTGGCGAACGCGCTAGGCAGTCGGCTTACGGCGACATTGGAAAAGCCTTTGGGTCTGGTGGTTTTAACAGCCTAGTCAGTGGTTTTTACGGCCCCGGCCAATACAACCAAAGAATGGGTGTTAACTTTACCGACCCATATAACTACGGTTAAGGACATATCATGGCACTTAATTTTGGACTTCTTAACCAAGGCGGCCCGTCAGGGTTCTATGAAGGCTTCACGCAAGCCGGGGACAAAATGCAGGCCAATGCAATGGCCCAGCAGAAAGCAGCGCAGGCCCAACAAGAGTTTGGTATGCGCCAGCAGGAGTTTGCCGCTGGGCAGGCTGATAAGCAACGGGTTGCCAAAGCTGCGGCAGTCACACAGAAATTAGCTTCTTACGAAGAAGGATTTCTTAAAGCACCTAATCCAGACGCTGCTCGTAGACTTATACAAATGCAGTATGCAGACCCAGACATTGGCCCAATTAGAAGCCGCTTTGGCTCTTTGGAGCAGGCTTTGGCTGAAGTTCCCGACGAGCCAACGGCTTTTCAAGGTTTTCTGAACCAAGAGGCTATGGGCATAAAAGAGTTCCGAAAGCAACAATATCGGCAAAGTCAAGTTGCTGGACTCTTTGGTGATGCTCCAGCACCTGCGCCGACTAATGCTATGGCACCCGCAGGAGCCATGCCTCAAGCAGCGCCGGTGGCTAACGCTATGGCTCCTGCGGCACCAAACGTAGCTGATTTGGTTCGCAGACGCAATCAAGCACTTGCTTTGGGTGAGACAGCAATTGCTACTGCACTGAATTCTGATATCGCTAGGTTGTCTCCTGCGGCAGCAGCACCAAGTTCTTTAGCTAGACTTCAATCAGAACTGGCTGCATTGCCTCCGGGTGATTCACGCCGCGCAGATTACTTGGCGGCAATTAAAAAAGAAACTCAGTTTGCGCCTCCGGCAAGTACAACTGTAAATATGGTTTCGGAAAGAGCCGAACAGGGCGCTCGCGGCAGGATGTTAGTTGATCAATATAGCGACATTTCTAAGGCTGCCGGGATTGCAGCTAGAACGCTGCCGTCAATTGAGGTGAATTTGAGTGCGCTAAACAAAGGCTTTGATACCGGCTTTGGTAAAGAAACAATTGCCGCAGGTGCTAGTGTTTTGGCCGCATTAGGAGTGCCAGAAGCCGCCAAACTTGCTACTGATACTCAAAAGTTTCAATCCAATGCTATTGGCGCCGTGTTGCAAAAGCAGTTGGAACAAAAAGGCCCACAAACGGAATCAGACGCTCGCCGTATTGAACAAATCGGAGCGCAGTTAGGCAAGACCAAACAAGCCAACGAGTTTATTTTGTCAATGGCTGGCGAACTATTGCGTCGAGATATTGATCAACGCAACTTTTATGATCGCTGGTACAAGGCTAACAAAACTTATGATGGCGCTGAAAACGCTTGGTTTGGTGGTGAGGGTGGCAATTCACTGTTTGACCGTCCTAAACTTAAAAAGTACGCTGTAACGGCACCAGCACCAGCGGCGGCTGGCGGATTGTCTTCAGCAGAACAAGCAGAGTTAGATCAACTGCGTAAACAAGTTGGGGGGAAAAAATAATGGATCCCCGCGAAGAATTGATGGCCTTGCGTAGGATAGCTGAACTAGAGGCCAAGGCTGCGGGTCAAACCGTTCCGTCTGAAATGCCTGCGCCCAAGCGCGAGGCGTCCACGATGGATATCATTACCAGTGCGCCATACAAAGCACTGGCAGGCGCTGCGGATGTGTTTCTTACCGCGCCTGAAAATATTGCCAATCTTGCAAAAATGGGCTACGGCACCGCAATGACTGCGGCAGGCCGACCAGACTTAGCACCAGAGGTAACAGCACCTCGGCAACCTGTTGCGTCAGCCTTACAACGTGCTGGCTTTATTAAACAGCCACAAGGCGAAACTACGCCGTTTCAACGAGGGTTGGACGTTACGATTCAAGGGGCTACAGGCGGGTTGCTGGGCGGTGCATCTGCCATACGCGCCGCCGCGCCTACGTTGATGGGGCAAACCCGCGCAGCAGGCACTATGGCTGCTGTGGGTGGTGGTGCTGGGGCTGCTGGACAAGCCGTTACTGAAGTTACCGGAGAGCCTTTGTTTGGGGCTGCTACGTCTATGGCGGTGCCTGGGCTTGCCATTGGCGCTGCTCGCGCTCAACAAGCCAACTTACAAGCCCAGCAGCAACGCAACGCAGTTCGTGATTTAACCATTCGGCAGGCGCAAGCTGAAGGTTATTTGACAACTCCTGGGAGCGTAACGCCTAACGTACAAAATGTTTTGTTGGAGCGTATTGCTGGAAAAACGCGAACGCAACAACAGGCATCGGTTGAAAACCAACAAGTTACTGATAGGCTTGCACGAAGAGCGGCTGGCATTGGCACAAATGATCCGCTAACCCGCGCCAATATGCAGCAAATTCGTAGGGACGAATACCAACGAGGTTATGAGCCATTAAACCGTATTGGCGCTGTACCTACAGACCCGCAATTTAACACTGCGCTTGACGATGTGTTGGCTGCGTACACTGGCCCCGGACAGTCATTCCCCGGCGCAATTCCTCAACCAGTGTTAAATTTGGTTAACAGTTATCGTGTTGGTCAATTTAACTCGGCGGACGCAATTGGGGCTACGCGAACATTGCGAGAGCAAGCAAGAGCAAATATTCGCGCTGGTGGTGACAATGCTTCTGTTGGTTTGGCTCAACGTGCTATCAGCAACGCTTTAGAAGACCAAATTGAACGGCAACTAACCCAAGCAGGCAACCCCAACACTCAAGCTATGCTGGATCAATTCCGCGCTTCTCGGCAAAGAATGGCAATTAGTCATTCTGTAGAAGATGCAATTGTGGAAGGTGGCGGGTCTGTTAATGCGCGAACATTAGCAAATGATTTGCAGACCAGAGGCCGATACTTTAGCGGCGACTTGGATTTGATAGCGCGTTTTGCAAACATTGCGCGGCCCGTTATGACGCCACCAGGAACTATGGGAACCCCCGGCGCTCAAACCATGATGAATACCGTTGGCATGGGGGTTGGAGGTTTAGGCGGCAACGCTTTAGGTGGCCCATACGGCGCAGGTATAGGCGCTGTTGCTGGCGCATTGGCACCGCAAATGGTTTCAGGCGCAGCACGAAGCTACTTGATGTCTCCGTTTGCCCAAAACCGCGCTATCCCGACTTACAATCGTCCGGGCGTTAACGCGCTGGCGGGTAGCAATGAGGCAGTTTTGCGTTCTTTGATGGGTTTGCCAACATTTACCAACCAGCCAAACCAAAACGCCATGATAGGCCCACAGTAACACCCAAGGCTTGATATGTACTACCTCAATGCTTTCAACGAGATGCTGCGTAAGCGTCAGCGGCAGAACATGATGGGTGGCGAGGGCTATCAAGGCGTTGGTAACGCCCCGCCATCTGGCCCAATGGGGTTAGGCCCAGCGCAAGATAGGTCTAGCTTTCGGGATTTCTATAACAATATGTCGCCAGGGGCGCGTTTTGGTCTTAGCATGGTTCCCGGTGTTGGTGCGGCGTTCAACATTGGAAGGTTAGCCAACGCAGG